TTCCGTCATTCTTGGAAACCATCTTGATGGCGATACTGTCGGCCAACGGTTTCCGCAGCATGTCACGGTCCCGCTGCTTCTTGCTTTTCTTCTTGTTGGTTCCGGTCCGGTCGCTGCGTGGAATCCGTGCCTGTGCATCCTTCTGCACAATCTTGGACGCTGCCTTCAGTGCGTCGGCAAGTGCCTTGCCACGAACAAGCAAGTCGACCCGCTGGAGGTAGTCTTCGATCTTGATGTCTTCGCTGATACTGGACTCAATAGCCATCTTCGCTTTTGCCATCAGACAACCACCTCCGTCGCTTGAATCATCAGCTGCGTATTGCTGTCCATTGCCAGCACCCGGCTCACTTCGTAGTAAGTCTGGGTCAGCGGCTGATAGATTCGCATGTTAGGAAGGATTCCGGCGTAGTACCGCATTTCGATAACGTGCGAGACGGTCGCTTCAATCTGCCTGCCGCGGTAAGTTTCGCCGCCACTGACTGCGGTGATGCTGCACGGCAGGTCACGCCAAAGCGTCGTTGCAAAAGCAGGGTCGTCGCTCCCCTCTGCGGAGGTTTCGCGGTAGACGTGAACACGGTCACGGTACTGGCCAGCCTTTAGTCTCATGGGTAGTTACTCCGCTTGAGCCGGGCCAGCAGGTTCTCATAGGCTTTAAATCCGCCTGTGATGACTTCGTTGCCCATCATCGTGCGCTCTTCAAAGTAATACCCAATCAGCAGCAGCATCGCCTGCTTGTAAATCTGCGGCACTGCCCCACCATTGGCACCATAGCCCGCCGTGTAGGCTAAGCTGATGGCGTCCCAGCGGTCGTAGGCTGTCGGCCATGCCGCGTTGCTATTAAGCCACACGCGGCGACGGTCCGTGTCCAGGCTGTAGAGGCTGGCCGAAAATGTCTGCTGCGTGTTGGCTGAGTCGTAATAGGTGATCGAAGTGACCGCCGAGACTGGCCGGTAATACAGTTGCCAATATTCTTCGTCGCCGGACCAGTTGAATTTTTCCGTAACCGTGCGAGATATGAGGCAAACTTGACAGTCATGCTCGACCTGCTCCCTTGCCTGCTGAATGAGGTTTTGCAGATGCTCGTCGTGTGCCGTGTCAGCGTCGGCGATTTCGAGGTGCTTTTTCACCTCGCTCAGTTGCAGCGGTTCCACTGCCGGGGCTGTCTGCGTGATCGACTTGTCCGCTGTCCGCAATGGTCCGCTGATTGAGAATCCGCCCATTTCCAAACCTCACCAGACAATCTGCCACACCGGGATAAACTTCGATCACGTCGTCGGCCTTGCGACCGTTCCAGTTGCGGAGCAGTTGAACCTGCACCTGCTGGACCTGTTTTAGTTTCATGCCTGCTGCTCCTTGCGTTCGAGGTACTGCTGCCGCCACTGCTCTGGGTAGATGTGCTGCGGTTGCAGGTTCTCGTCATAAATCGCAATCATCTCTTCCATGTGACCGATGCGGCAGTCAATGTCTACCCAGACCCGCCGCCCAGCCTCACGGAACTTGTTCCAAAACCAGATGTCATCATCGATCTTGGCGTCGGTCCACTTGCCATCCGCATCCGGCCTGCACCAGAACCAAGGCTTAGGCACGTCCTTGAGCCGGTCCAGCTTGATGGCCGTTAGCCCGAAATGGGCCGTCGTCACTTCCAGCGGCTGGCCGCAGTATTCCACCCGCGTCTCGCCGCCCATCGTAAACAGCGGAATTTGCTTTCCACGCTTGCACTGCATTGCCGCCACAGCGTCGTATTTGTCGTCGCTGTAAAGCACGCCTAACAAACGGTGAACGTGTTCCACGGTAAAGCAGCTGTCGAAGTCCACCGTAATAGCCACGTCGATGCCGTGGTCGATGGCGTCTTCCAGCATCCTCTGCATACATTGCCCGTAGAACACGCCGCCCGAAACGACAATCGGAATACCTGCCTTCTTAAAAGCGTGGTCGATGACGTTGCGGCTCCAGACGCATTCATATCTGGGAGCCGTCATTAACGCGGCGACCTTCGCTTCCTTGTGTGTATCCATAGCGTTCTGCTCCGCTGCTGGTGACCGTCTTATGATTAACCAACCTTGACGTAATCGGCATTGTTGGTGTTTGCGGAGGCGGCAATTTCCTTTTGGAGGATGCCGACCACCGAGGTTAAGACCGGGCCATTGGTCGTGGTGTCCGGTGTGAGTCCGACTTGCAGATACCGCTTGCGGCCATTCAGGTCAACGTGCAGAACAGCTTCAGCCGCTGCGGTGTTGTCGATGGTAAAAGCGTAGGTGCTGTTGAACGTGGCGAAATTGGATGCCGTGGTGTCGTCTGATTCCTTGAGGGAGACGACGACGTTCGTGCTGTTGGTGTTCAGTTCCGCACCGCAGGAAATGCTGATGGTTGCGTAATCGGCACCTTGGCAATCGAGGTTGGCAGTCCGTGCGGTAGTCACGGCGGTAATCGGGGCGAGCAGCGTGGAATACACGCAGCTTTGGAGAGTCTTCATTTATCGGTTCCTTGTCAGGTATTGATGTTTTCAGAAAAAGGAGGGAGCGGGAAACCCGCCCCCTCCCGACGGTCCCAAGTGGAGCAGAACACTTGGATCATTAGGATGCGTTGCACTTGACGCCGATGATCGGTCCGCCAGTGGTCGTGGTTCCGCGTTCGTGGCAGTTGATGTCGAAACGTTCGGTTGCACGGAAGTAAATGCTGTCGGTGTTGAAGCCGTAGCTGTTATCGACTGCGATGCTAATGCCACGCTTCTGGCCCATCGAAACGGCTCGGCTCATGTCGCCAAAGTAGGCGATGAACTTGCCGGACAGGTCAGTCGTCGGCGCGCCGCTGTCCATTCCTTGGCAGAACACGACCGGATAGCCCATGAAGATTGGACCCATGCCGGTTGCGTAGTTGGCCACGTTGACAGCCTGAGCACTGGCCAGCCGTTGCAGCACGTTATAGTAAATCGAGCTGTGGCAGTACCACTTCGGCTGGATGCCAGGCAGCATCAGCAGTTTGCCCATCGCTTCCTCAAAGGATGCAATGGTGATCTCGGCTGGCGTGTCGATGTTGGTTGCGGTTTGTGCGTAAGCACCCGCTGCCAATGCGTTTGCCAGACCGACAATTCCGCCGTAAGTGCTGGTGCCGTCGCCAAGGAAAAGACATTGGTCTTCCTTGACAGCAAAACACTGGGCCACTTCTTGGGTCAGCAAGTCACCCAAGGCCACGACGCTGTCTTCCGGCAGTTCGCTGGACCAGCTGGAGAAGACCATCAGCTTGCGAGCTTCCAGCCGGACTTGGTCGAACGCCAAATCCGATGCGGTGACGCTGCTGTTTTCGCCAGCAAAATAGCCAGTGAATCCGCCAGCCCGGCGAGGAATGAGCGTGACGCCCGGTCCCATCGGGTAGACGCGGCATTCCCGGCGAGCGATGCCGTATTCTTCGACGTTGCGAATGATGGCCGACTCCAGCACCTCAGGCACCAGATAGCCGCCCTTGGTGTTGTCGCTGGTCGACATGGCGTTTTGGATGCCGTGCGACTTCAGCCATTCGTTTGCACCCTGATGGCCGTTGATGCTGAGGAAGAACTGACCGGCGATGTAGGCTTCCTTGTCGGCGTTGGGGCCTTGGAAAGCCTTAACCACGCCACCCTTCGCCTTGGCCGGAACCCTGACGGCAGCGACGTTCAGCTCGCCATTAGCGACAACTTCGTCGGTTTGCTTGTCAGCGTCGAACCGTTGACGGGCGATTTGCTTCTGGGCGGCTTCGACCTTCAGCAGCCGGTCCAGTTTCGCTTCCAGTTCGCCGAGCTTTCCGGCTTGGTCGCCCTTGCCTTGAACCTCGTCGATTTCCTTTTCCTCGTCAGCGTTCAAATCACGCTGTTCGGCCTTGGCAACGGCCAGAATCGCAGCCACGCGGTCGTGCTGCTCCTGAATCAATTCCCGCAGTTTTTGTACGGTAAACATGGTCATTCCTTTTTTGTGCCGACCGTCAGCAGCAAAAAAAGAAATCGACTGCGACAGCCGACGTTGGTTTCCAAACGTCAGCCCGTCGAGTCGATGACAACCGAACTCTAGCGGGAGTTTTTCAAAATGTGTGGCGAGACATTCCCGCCGTCTGAAATAATACGCTTTTCAATTACCGAATCAAGTGTCCCGTCTTTTTAGTCGTATTGCCCGCAGTTTTGCGGCAATTAGCTTCGGGAATCGCTGCTCCACTGGCGTCGCTGGCTTGGCCGGGTCGAACAATTCCTGTGGCGGATGGCGGAACATGGACGCCGAGGCCATCGCTTTCGGTGCGTCCTTGATGTCGACCACTTCATCCACCAGACCGATAGCCAGTGCTTCCTTGGCTGTGAACCATGTTTCCTCCGCCACCATCGCCAGAATTTCGTCACGGCTGGCATCCATCTTGGCAGCGTAGGCATCGACCAGCGTTTCGCTGTATTTGTCCAGAATTTCCGCCGTTTTCCGCATTGCGGCCGCGTCGCCGATGGCAATTGTGTGAGGCTGGTGAATCATAACCATCGCCCGTGGTGCGGCCGTAACCTTGAATCCGCTGACCAGAAACAGAGTAGCCGCCGATGCAGCCAAGGCGTCAACGCTTACCGTCACCTCGCCGCCATGCCGCCGCAGGTTCTCTACCGCTGCAACTGCCTCATCGACGCTGCCGCCAGGTGAATTGACACGCACGCTGATCGGTCCGTCGCCCAGCATCCCCAGCCCTTCGACGATGGAATCGGCCCCGATGAATCCCCAGTCGGCTGGCCCGATCTGGCCGTAGACGAACATTTCCCGCGTCTTCTCGTTTACCCGCAGCATTCCAGCCTCCATTCCATGTCAAAGTTAAAGTCGTTTCGGTCCGGCATTCTGCTTGGCCGGTAACATCCAAACTGCTCCATGTACGCAACCGCACCGG